GTCGCTGTCCACGGAGCCTTGGGGGGCAGTGAGAAGCCACCGAGCTCGCGGGGACAGATACCGCGAAGCCCCTACAGTGCGCCCAGGATACCAATCCAGGGTGGCACTTTAGGGCAACGCGACGAATCGTCCCCCACGAGTCGGGGTGCTTCTCAGCTGTGGAACGGATCGCAGGGCCAATTGTTGCCCACCAAGGGACTTCGCGTCCTTCCGGGTCATGACCTGGAACGGAGACGAGGCCCCGTAGTGGGAAACTCTGGCACTGTGATCTGAACCTCAGCCCGTGCGTGGATGTGGAGCGGGTGACGGAAAACCTCACCACCTTGCTCGACAACTGGACTGGCGCGGGATAGCTCGCAGGGATTCCTAGGAATCCTCGGAGCTCCCGCGCCGCCCAAACGTCGCGCTCGGTGATGAGCCCCTGCACAGCGGCCCTTGCGTAGGAAGAAGGTGGGTAGTCCTTCAAACGCAGGGTCACTTGGCAGGGGGCTTCCGACACCCGGCTGACAGGCCGCTCCAGCTGGGTGGTCTCCACTGAAAATATCTCCTCAGTGAAGATCCCCCAGCGGGCACTCTTTAGGTGCTTCGCCGCCCTCGAGAAGCGCATTCCGGTTACCCGGATGTTCTTCTCGTAGCGGTGAACCACCTTAGGATGCCAAAGAGCGGTCAAGTCATCCCCACACACCACGTATGGCTGCCTCCCGAGGCTGGGGACGGATCTACGGACATGGGCAATTGCGGAGTCAGCAGCCCAAAGGTTGGCCAGGCAGAGGCAGAACCACGACAAGGGGAGTCCCATCAACACCCCCCGAGTCGTGAGTTCCACGCTTCCATCTGGCCACCGAACCAGCTGTGGCCCGAGCGCGACGGCCCCGATCTTCCTCAAAAGATCAGGGGCTCCGATCCCATCGCAGTAACCCTCCCAAATGTCAAGAGCTACGCTCTGAGACAGATGGTCGGTCGCCGCGGTGAGATCGGCGCTCAACACCATAGCCGGAAGGGCTACTGGCCTCGCAAAGGCCTCCGCGACTGACCCCATGTGGTCGCCGAGGAGCACTGACAGACGGGAGTCTTTCTTGAGGGAGGAAAGACCGATAAGTCTGCACAAGTGCGCCAAGGCGACCAGCGACCCAGGAGATTTCGTCACGACGCGGGCTTTAAAACCGCGTTCATTGACGACTTCTACCTGGGCCGCCGGATAGGACTGACCTGAAAGGAAGTCAGCCAAATCCGCAATGAGGACATCGCGTAGGCCTGCCTGGGCCAGGAACCCCTCCCAGTCAACATCGTTAATGCTGGCTGGACGGAGCTCCGGGCCCAGGTCGCCCATGTTCTCCATGGCCACCGCGTAGCGCTCTACGAGGTGTGCAGCGAGCCCCCCTTCCTTCCTCGATTTCTCGAGACAGGACCCGTCTGTCAAGGAGAAGTCCGC